GACTTGTTGGATTGGGACAAGTCGTTCGACGAGCAGCCGCAAGCAGTAAAAGATGCACTGCTAAGAATATGGCTAAAGCATGGCGGGTCGCCGGAAACCAAACGCCCATTTACGGCACACAAGGGAGCCAACGGTGGATCAATATATGCGGCCTTGGCGACTACCCAATGGAACTCACAACGTGGCGGTTCAGATTTCGAGTTAAAAAAAGCAGCTTCTAGAGCTTTGAACGAAGAAGGCATACCCGGCATCCGCTACGACGATGCAATGAGCCGGGGCAACAAATACCGTGTAAAACTCAGCACTTCCAAAGGCCCATACGCGGACAACTCCTTTTCAACGCGAGAGCAGGCGGCGGTTTATGCGAGGGAAAAAGAAGCTGAAGGATTTACAACGGAAATTGTGGATGAAGGCACTAGCAATTACGTCATCTTTGACGACAAGCTCATAGAGAAAGTGCCAGAGAGTGAATTGGATTGACGAATTTACCGCCTATAAAAGAATGGCCCGCTGACAATATACGCCGCCGTTCAATAGATGAATTGATTCCATACGCAAGGAACTCTCGCACGCACAGCGATGCACAGGTCGCTCAGATAGCGGCAAGCATGGTGGAGTGGGGCTGGACCAATCCAGTATTGGTTGATGAGAGTGGGAACGTCCTGGCTGGTCACGGACGCATCCTGGCGGCACGCCAGCTAGGTTATGAAGACGTTCCAACGATGGTTGCTGACGGTTGGACCGAGGCGCAGAAGAAAGCCTATGTCATAGCGGATAACAAGCTGGCCGAGAACGCTGGCTGGGACACTGGTATGCTATCGGTTGAGTTGGGTGAACTGGACACAGACGGCTTCGATCTGTCGCTGATTGGCTTCGATGAGGACGCGCTTGCTGGTCTGCTGGCCGATAAGACTGAGGGTTTAACCGACCCAGACGAAGTGCCGGAAGCGCCGGAGGAGCCTGCAACGGTATTGGGTGATCTGTGGGTGCTTGGTAATCACAGGCTGTTGTGCGGCGATAGCACGAGCGCTGACGATGTGGAGAAGGTTCTGAACGGTGTGAAGCCACACCTGATGGTGACTGATCCGCCGTATGGCGTGGATTACAGCCCAGAGTGGCGAAAGGCCCTAGGGCAGGAAGGGATACTGGAACGGAGATCGCAAGGCGGTGCTGTCGGCAAAGTAATGAATGATGATCGCGCAGACTGGGCTGACGCATGGTCGTTGTTTCCCGGAGATGTCGTATACGCATGGTCGGCTCCCGGAGCGCTGCAAAACACTGCCGCTGCCGCTTTGGAGCGATCTGGGTTTGAAATACGCACACAGATAATCTGGGCAAAAAGCTCATTTGTTATAGGGCGCGGCCACTATCACTACCAGCACGAGCCTTGCTGGTACGCAGTCAAAAAGGGAAAGAAGGGATACTGGAACGGAGATCGGACGCAATCTACCGTGTGGAGTATCAACCGCCCGTCGAAAAACGAAACAGGCCACAGCACACAAAAGCCTGTTGAATGTATGCGGCGTCCTATTGTGAACAACTCGTCTGTGGGACAGGCGGTGTATGAGCCGTTCAGCGGTTCCGGCACCACGATTATCGCTGCTGAAATGGAAAGCCGTGCCTGCTATGCCATAGAGCTTAATCCAGCTTACGTTGATGTCGCTATTAAGCGGTGGCAGGACTTTACTGGAGCGGACGCGGTTATGGAGGCAACGGGCCAGTCCTATAACGAAATATTAAACGAGGGAAAAGATGAGCAGGGCAAGCCATCAACCAACCGACGAGCAGCGTAAAATGGTCAAAGCGATGTCCGGCTATGGTGTGCCGCACGAAGGCATATCCGCCGTTCTTGGCATCGCACCAAAGACATTGCGGGCGCATTACCGTGAGGAGTTAGATCGCGGTCACGTCGAGGCAAACGTAAAGGTCGCGGAGTCGTTATTTAAGAAAGCCACAGGCGATGGCGGTCAGGCTGTAACAGCGGCCATCTTCTGGATGAAAACAAGGGCTGGATGGAAAGAATCGCTCACAGTTGAGTCTGAAGTAACGCATCGCTTTGTCGCTCGACTGCCAGAAATGATCGACGTAACGGAGGAATGGGCGAACCAGAATCGGCCCACGCTCCAGTAGTAATCTGGGAGCCGCAAAGCGGGCCGCAGACAGCACTCATAACGTGTCCAGTCTTTGAAGTTGTCTATGGCGGAGCGCGTGGTGGTGGCAAGACGGACGGCGTTCTAGGCGACTGGATCAACCACGCAGATATATACGCGGAACACGCTCGCGGTCTCATGGTGAGGCGAAAGCGTACACAGTTAAGCGATACAATCAGACGCGCACAGGAACTGTTCTTACCGCTGGGAGCGGAGTGGAAGGAGCAGTCCAAGACGTTCATTATGCCCAACGGCGCAACGCTGATCATGGCGTACCTGGAGAACGACAGGGACGCGGAGGAATATCAGGGCCACAGTTACACGCGGTTCTATCCAGAGGAGTTAACAAACTTCCCTGACCCTGGGCCGATCCAAAAGCTGAAGGCCACGCTGCGGTCAGTTCACGGCGTCAAGGTCGGGATGCGGGCAACGTGCAACCCAGGTGGTCCAGGTCATCTGTGGGTCAAGGCACGATACATCGATCCGGCACCGCAAGGCTGGGAGATTTTAAAAGACTCTGGGCTGGAGCGGGTGTTCATCCCAGCAAAGCTGCAAGACAACCCGCGACTGCTGGCAAACGATCCACAATATGTGGACAGGCTGAAACAGTCAGGCTCAGAGCAGTTGGTCAGGGCATGGCTTGAAGGCGACTGGAACATTGTCGAGGGCGCTTACTTTGATTGCTGGTCTGATCAGCACGTTATTAAGCCCTGCAAGTTGCCGTGGCACTGGTTGCGGTTCCGCTCAATGGACTGGGGCAGCGCCCGTCCATTCAGCGTTGGCTGGTGGGCAGTGGCGTCAGAGGACTTTATTCACTCTGCGGGCCTGATCCCGAAAGGATCGTTGATCCGCTACCGTGAATGGTACGGCGCGTCTGAGCCTAACGTGGGTTTAAAGATGACAGCGGAGGCTGTCGCTAAAGGCATCCTTGAGCGTGAGGATGACGAGACCATCACTTACGGCGTGGCTGACCCAAGCATCTTTGCGGAGGACGGTGGACCATCGATAGCGCATCGCCAGGGAGGCGAGGGCGTGTGGTGGAAGAAGGCAGATAACAAGCGGGTGCCTGAGAAAGGCCGCATGGGTGGCTGGGACCAGATGCGGGCGCGAATGAACGGCGAGGACGGCAGGCCGCTGCTCTACACGTTCAGCACTTGCGTTGATTCAATCAGAACAATTCCGGCGCTACAGCACGACACGCGAAAGCCGGAAGACTTGGATACCGAGGCAGAAGATCACGCTGCTGACGAGTGGCGTTACGCCTGTATGTCAAGGCCGTGGATACCTGTGATTCACAAAGAGCCGGAGAAGGATGCTTATGGCTGGGACAATGATCTACCCAACTGGAAGACAATGTGATGCCTGACGTTTTGGAACTGGTCGCGTGGGTCGATAACTCTGAGGATGCAACGGTTGGCGCACGCCAACTGAGTGAACGTGATCGTGATTACTATGACGGCGAACAGCTTACGACGACGGAGCGTAATGAACTAAAGAAGCGAGGTCAGCCGCCGATCATCATCAACCGCATTCAGCGCAAGATCGACTTTCTGAAAGGTATTGAGAAGCAGACGCGCACCAATCCAAAAGCGTACCCAAGAACGCCAGTGCATGAGGAAGACTCGGAAGCCTGCACTGACGCAATCCGCTACGTCTGTGACAACACCAAGTTTGACCAGGTGCGGTCAGGCGTGTGGGAAAACCTGCTGGTTGAGGGCGCTGGTGGCTGTGAGGTCATTGGTTTTCAGCTTGTTGAAGATTGTTTCGGCGATCATATGGGATACCAATTTACGTTACGCACATAGCAGACATCGTAGATGCGTTTCCACAATTCGGCGTCGGGGACATCGTCGAA